AGACTTGTAGTTGTTAAAGTTCCTGTCTGTGAGGTTGCATATTCTGCTGAAAACTTAACACCTACTAACCTACAAGCATTTCTATTAGTTGAATGTTTGTCTATTTGATGTATTGAGTGAGGTAATGTGTCAAACCCTAATCCGTTTGCTTCTGAATAGTATTGAGTTCCACCTGCTATAATAGTTTCACCACCTAAATAATCAGGGCTTACATACGCTTCTAATATGCGTGATAAATCAAATATACCTACACCCTCGTTATTAGGCACTACTTTTAATGTCGCTACTTTTGAAGCTGAAGGGTGTGAGCCGTAAGGGTTTCCTGAATAACTACTTACATAAACTTCTGCTATAAACTTTACCCTGAAATTACCTACTACTACTGCGTTATCTTCTACTACAAAGATTATTTCTTCGTCAGTTGCTACCATTCTATATAACGGCTGTTGTATTATGTTCATAATTCTATTGTTTCAAAATGTGTTATTATGTCTGTCTTAAAATTGTCTAACAATTCAGTATCTAATTTTGCAAGTTCTATACTCATAGGTTTTGAAAAGAAAGAAGTTGCTGCAAGTCCTTTTGACTTTATGCTTCTTGCTATTAAGAATTGTAAAGATTTTCTACTTACAAATCTGCCTTTTTCATCTCTTGTGCCTTTTAAGTTCTTTCTTACTATCCATTTATCTAATGCACTTGCAGGTGGCTGTTTAGTTGTGTATTTGAAAGGGCTTCTTTTACGCTTTCCGTCTATATTGTGGAAAGTTCTTGTTGTCTTCGTTCCTGAAACACCTTTATCTACAAAGGCAGCGTAGTCAGCACCTTTGAAAACTAAATTGTAACCTTTGTTAGTTGCTTCAAGCCGATAGTTCAAACTATTACTTAATTTGCCTTCCTTACCCTTTGCTTTTAATATCTGCTTACCTTTTCTTATTATATTTTTCGCAAATTGTCGTAGATACTTTTCTAAATTGTTTTTCCTTAATTTAGCCACTATACTGACGCTGCAAATACTTCTACTTGAATATTGTTTGAAGTAGTAGGTCTAATTTGTACTGATGCTAAATCTTCTAATGTACCGAAAGAAGCACTTGTGTCTGCTTCTGCTAAAAGAATGTCATCACCATTACAAAGTATATGTGAAGCACCTGCTCTTAACCTTACTTGATACAAAGTTGCTGAACCTACAAATGCTACTTCGCATTCGTTAGTAGCATCTAAATTAGTTATCCTAAAATACTTAACATTATCTCTATCTAAATTGCTACCTGCAGCGTGTGGTGTAGCACCAAATTCTGCAACTATTGTAGTTTCACTATGTGTACAAGTTATTGTTCTTTCAAAAGTGTCTATAATATCCGAAGTAGTAAGTTCGTTAGTTGAACCTCTAACTGCACCATTGATAGTTACGATTTCTGTGATTGTTACTGTTAAATCTGCCATATTTTTTTTAGTTTATATTGTATGTTATTTTTGGTGGTATTAATTGTATTGTTAGTTTTCCTATTTTTATTTTAAGCATATATCTGTTGCTGTTGGTATTTCGCAAGTGTCGTAAGCCCATTCAATAACAATAGGCAAGTTCAAAGTCCAACCTGCTAAAGTGTTATCAAATCGTTCTGTAAAAGGTTCAAGTGTAAAGTCATCTGCCGTAAAGTATCTTGCTTCCTGTCCTGCTGACGCACTTGATAAATACAATGTACTACCGCTTCTGAAAGTTGCTATAATATCTAACATAATAGAAAGTGTGTCGCTTAATACTTCTTGTTCGTTTTCGCTTTCGTCTGGTTCTACAATATCGGCTACAACTAATTGAAAGTTATGTTGTAGCTGTCCTTTACTTGCATTTACATTTATTGTGTTGATATGCAACAAAGGAAATAAAGTGTTCTTGTTTAGGTCTATGTCCCAAATATCGCCTGTTGTTACTGCTTGTATTTGAAAATGATTTTCGCCTACGCACTTTATTGTGTCAATTACATTGTTGTAGGTTTTGTACCTTATACTATCTATTGCCATTTCTTTTTACTTTTTGTGTTTCGTTTAAGTCAAGTTCGTAAGACAACCAAGTTAACGCTTCTAATAAAGGTCTTTCAGTTATAAACTCTAATTTTGAAAAGTCGCCACCTGTCAATCTATACATTACTCCGAACCAACCCCACTTGTTTGTAAATTCATTTCCGCTTGTATCTTCTTCATTCTCTCCACTAAAAATGACGGCAAAATCGTTGAGAACTCTTTTCCTAAAGTCCAAAAAAAAACCAAACTTTTCTGTACTTGTGCTGCGTTCATTTTCTTCTTAAACTTTTCTGCTCGTTCCCTTCCGTCTTTATACGCTGCTACTGAATACATCTTACCTTCTTTGCTTGTTATAGGTCTAAACAGAACTGCCATTATCTTATGCATATTCTTTTCTATTCCGTCCTTAATGTAATGTTCTATATCTGCCCATTCGCCCAAAGTAATTTCGTCCAAGTCAGGCAGAAATCCGTATTCAACTTCGTCTATTTCAAAGACCTTTTTTAACTTACCTTCTATTTGCAGCTTTGATAATCTTTCAAATATCGCTGCTACATCTGACAAAGACATTTCTTCTACTAACTTAATAGGTAAAGTTGATAGTGCCTTAATTGTTTCTTTTGCTTCTTCTGTCTTTGACTTCTTTTTACCTAATATTAATTGTACCCATTTCTCTAATGTAACATCTTTCCAACTATCAACAATCTTATAGGTTTTTAACTTACCTTCCTTTTTAACTTTGACTTTCATATTTAATAATAGAAAATTTGGATATTTAGTTTAGAATTGTATATTTGCACTTTCTTACTTGTTTTAGTTAGGGAATTAGTCGTACCGCTCGGTGCGGCTTTTTCTTTTATTGTACGAAATACCTTCCGTAATTACTATCTATTTCGTAGTACATTCGCATAGCCAAACTATCTGCAAAGTCAGGTGACCTACCTATTAAACTTTTAATAACATCTTTTTGAATTATTTGCAACTTTGTATCTCTATCTGCGTTCTTACTTCTGACTTGTTCAAGTTCTTCAATAATGTATTGCTTAATCATTATGTCGTTAGTAGCTATTCCTATTTCGTTTTTGTTTATCTTTTCTGCTAACTTGTAGTAGCATTGTGTTTTAAGGTTCTGGTAGTTTTCGTTTTTTAGTGGTCTGCTGTTATTTACAAAACCCCTACAACTTGGTAGCATATCAACTACACCACCACCAACTCCGTCTTCGTCAATAATTATGTTTGCTCTTTTGACTTCGTTCTTAAATTGTAAGTCCTGTATTGCCTTTGCTACTTCTGTTATGCTTGACTTTGCGTAAGATTGTATATGTTCTACTTGTAAGCCATTCCATAACATAATAACTGTCTTATCTTGTCCGAACCTCGCAACATCACAAGTTATATACTTTTCGCCTAATTCTGCTTCGTTGCTAAACAAATCTACTATCTTATCGTACAGAATAAGGTTATCGTCTGCTGCGTCATATTCCCAATTTCCAAATAGTAACCTTTCTTTGCTTAACCTGTCTAACTTACTTAATTGTTCTTTGTAGTGTTTAGATATGTTTCTATTGTCATCTACTAACGCTTGTATAAACTTTCTGTGTTTTGGTAGTTCTTTGTTTCTTGCAGGTCTGTAAAATTCTGTATAAGTCCAATTCTTTGAAGGGTTGCAAGTTAAAAGCAGTTTAGGAACAAGATTATATTCGTCTAACTTATATCTTATTCTACTACTGACTATTTGTTTTGCTTTCTCGGTAATTTGATTGCATTCGTCAATAGCCGCAATAGATAATTCCAAAGAACCCAAACTATCAAAATTCCTGTCAGAAGGGTAATTAAAAAGGTCTTTAAGATATACTTCGCTACCATTGTAAAAAGAAATAATATTTGTTTGTGCATTGTAAGCATAATGTTTAGGTGTTGTTAAGTTCCATTGTCCGCAAACTTCAAAGAAAGTATTAAGTGTTGTCTTTTTTAAGTTGTCTAATTTACTTCTACCTAATAAAGCCCTTATACCTTTGTGGGTTAAACATTGTGAAATTAAAGCTGCACAAATAAACCAAGATTTTCCACCCCCTGCACCACCACCGAAAAGTATTTCGTTAGTTTCTTTGTCTTTTAGGTATTCAAACGCAAGTGCTTGTTTATCCGTTAGTATCGGTTTTACTTTCAATGTTAAATTCTATCGT